TGCTTTCAGTAGCTCCAGCAGATACACGAGCGAAGTCAGCAATAGTGCGACGAAGGCCAGTATCAGCAACAAGCATAAGGTTGTTGGAGCTGCCAGTCTTACGGTAGATCGAAGAGATCATATCGTTAAGAGCTTCTTCACCAAAAGCACCTTGTGTGCTGATGTCATAGATAGAAGCAGCAGGAGTGCGGAAGTTAGCAGGAACGTCAGCAGGACCAGCAGAGTCGATCCAGTCACCAAGACCACGAAGGCCATAAGGTGTACCATTACCGTCTTCTACGCTGCGGTCTTGTGTACCGATCAGTGTAGCTTCGATGTCACGCTTAAGTTCACGGATAGCTTTTGCTTCAGCTTGTGCAACCTTAGCTGGGCCTACGCTGTCAACAGCTTCTTGAAGGTCAGAAACCTTGAAGTTGCGGCGGAACTTTTGAACGTAGTTACCAAGACGAGCACGTCCAGCGAACTGGTCAGTGAAAGTAGATACGTCTGCACCTTCGTCTACACCTGCAGTGCTAGGAGCAGAAAGCACGTCTACAGTCCACTCAGTGAATGTAGCACTTGACTTCTGTTTAGAAGCAGATGAAAGGACAGGAGTTTCTTCGGGAGCCAAGATGGTAAGTACATCTGTGAGGTCTTCACGATTAGAAACAGCGGAACCAGGAGGTGTGGTGTCGAATGTATTTGAGAATGCCATAATATTTTATGATTTAATTAGATTATCTATTTTGTAGTTGAAGGGTTCTGAGAGTAATGAAGTCACTCTTGTTTCCTGATTGCTTAAACTGAGTACTCAAGTTCTTGATTGATTTACTTGCACGACTTGCAGGCTTTTCTGAGCCTGCTGCACTAGGGGTAGAAGTATTAGAAGCGTTAAGTCGTACTTTAGACTTTGTGCTTTTAACTTCTTTTCGCCCGTAGATACTGTTAGCTGCGTGCGCTAGTAGATATGGCATCTGAGCCTTAACGTCAGCGGGAAGGCTAGTCATTAATGTTTCGACCCTGGGGTCTTGCATAATGGCCTGGTATTCACGCCGTGTATCGTTGTCTTCACCTGTCATCCAAGATAACTCAGCTTCAGCCTGAGCACTGAGGTGCTCCTGCATTTGTTTGCTTTGTTCAATCTTTTGGATTTCCTCCAGGCGAGCAGGAAGGAATTTGTCACGGGCTTTACGTGCCTGCAATAAAGCATTGCGGACATCGGCCTTAGTCATCTCCTTGCCTTCGACTTCTGTGACTACATCATCAGCTTCATATCCATCTGCATTGAACATAATGTCCTCTGCCCATTCAATGACGTTACTAGCATCCGTTGCCTTAGTTTGTAGATCCTCAAGGGTGTCTACGCTGTCGAACGGATTGTTCTTAACTTCCTTCTTGGGTTGCAGTGGATTGTTTTGCTCGGCAGAAAGTTTAGCTTCAATTTGTTGTAGCTTTTCTTCTGCTGCCTTGCGTTTAGCTGTGAGTTCTCCAAAGCGGGCTACTGCACGGCTGCCTAGCTTGTCAGCTAGTTCCCGTAGTTCCCCTTCGGACATATCATCTAAATCAATCTGAGAAAGAACTTGCTCGTCTGATTCAGCTTCGGACTCTTCGTCTTCAGTACTCTCGTCTGATTCCTCGGTGTCTTCTACTTCTTCAGTAGCAATTTCGTCGGCTACCTCTTCCTCAACCTCAGGAGCTTCTTGCTCCTCTGGTTCAGGGGTTGGTTGCCCCAAGCGTTGGATCGCAAAATCTTCCGCTGTTATATTTGTCTTTTCCGCTGTAGAGTTTTCGGGTTCAGCGTTTCCCGTTGTGACTTCGTTGTTCATATAATTCCACTCTTCAACGCCGAGCGATAGCTATGTTTTGCATTATAGCACACGAAATGCGTGCTATGAAATTATTCGGTAGCCGAAGGCTGCCCCCAGGTAGACATCGTCAATATCTGATCGTAACTAAGGATGCGCCCTGACAGTTGCTGGATCTTGTCGGTTGGAGCGTCGTGCATTTCTGCGATGCACTCTTCCCTCAAGTCATTGATTAATTCAATGAAGCGTTGGAACTGATCGTGCCGCTGCAGGTGCTCTATGTCTTGTTCGATTGTTGGCTTTTCCATATTAGTATTGAGGCATTGCTTGAGTTTGTACTTCACCCATCTGTGCTGGGGTTGTACCTATGCGTCCGATCTCTGCGTTCTGCATTTGCTGCATCTGGAACTGATACTGACCAGCGTACTTCTGTAGACGTTCAGCAAAGGCTTCGTCCTCTTGTAGCTTCTGCTGGATGTCAGGCTGCTCTCCGTACTGCTGTAGTACCTGCATAGCGATCTGCCCTCCGCTTGCACGTGCTGGCATTTCTATACCAGCGTAGATCTTTGTAAGGTCGTCAGTGACATCCTTAACCACTTGCTGCTGAGCATCTTCTACTGGTGAAAGCACAGAGTCCGCAAGGATAGGATCAATAGATCCTGCGAGTACAGCAATTAACTTGTCAACGTCGATACGGCCATTGCGGTCCAGTTGGATAAGCTGGGTCATTTGAGCCAGTTTAACTTCCTGCGACTTAGGATCTGTATTCAGTACGTCGTAGTTAATCGTGATATCAAAGTTAGCGTCAGGGTTACCTCGGTCCATAACTTGTGGATCGGGGATACCAGTTACACGGAAAAAGATCTCGTCTGGTCCGAAACGTTGGAAGCAACGGTAAGCCATACGCATAACCTCTGCATTGTGCTGCAGGAACTTGTCTACAAGGAACTGCTTGCGAATGCTAGAGATCTGTGAGTCCTCGTCTAGTCCTACCAGGCGGTCCGCCTGGGTAGACTGATTGACTTCCATTTCTATTGAACCCTGATTAAATGCAGGCGTAGGCGCAAAGTCCAAGTCACCTTTACGGCGATATGGAATCATACGTCCTGGACCCCAGTCGCTAGGTGCCTGTCCTACTGGGTGCAGGATAGGCGGTAATGTAGCTAGGCTGTTGCGGTCAATGCGAGAGTCCCGCTCTACCTTTACTTGGTTCTGAATACCACGTAGTAAGTCAGGTACAGTAGTTGTATCGTATAGACGCTTGCTGTCTTCAGACAGCTTAGTGACTACAACTGGGTAGTCCTCGTAACCGTTAAGAAGTTCACGCTTTGCAAACGCTGGTGCTTCTCCGTTACCTCCATCGTATTCCTTGTGGAATACTGTGCAGTAGATACCTTCTGCTCCATCTTCAGGATCGACCAGCCGCTGGTACGCATACACGATTTCTATTAGTTCATTTGCTTCGTAAGCGTTATCGGTCAAGCTTGTACTGCGGCGGCCTTCCTGTTCTCTTTCAATGCTATCAATGTTTACCCCTCGGTAGTGCTCAATGACGTAGTCAACAAAGTCAGCGTCCCATCCTGCGGTTGCTACCTTGTTCTCAAGTTCTTGAGCTGTATAGTAAGTCTTCCAGAAGCAGTAAGGTGCTCGCTGCGGATCAGTTACATACGGAGGAAAAAAGAAGTCCCCATCTGGGGCAAGTGTCTTAATCTCTGGTGCGTCAACCTGTCGGCGAACAACAGGAAGCTCCGCTTCCCCTGTATCCCGAAGTTCCTTGAGGGCCTTCTTAGCTCGCTTCTCGGTGACTCCTTCAAAGATGTTTTGTAAAATAAATACTAGCTCGTCGTCCTTTTCACCTGACTGCACTGCACCAAAAATATTTGGGTCTAGTTCTGCAATCTGTTCTAGGGTAAGCTTCTGCAGGAACTGACGGTCCTCTGAGTGCCAGCCCACGTAAGTAATAAGAAGGCCTCGCTCTAGCAGGTAGTTGGCTCCTAGTTCCATTTCACGCTTGTAGCGTGGAATATATCCGCTGGTGGTCATCCACTTAAGGAAGGACGAAACAATTTCTGCACGTGAAATATCGTTGGATTCCACTGGGTACGCCCGAATGTTGGAACGATTCAGGGAAGACATAAACAAAGATACCAGGCGTGTAATACGCTCGTCGATTACGTGGCTCTCTGTATCTGATGCTCCCTCCCAAGGGAAAGCATCTGCTCCGTGCTTGCGGTGATCTCGGCTCTTGCCTGGCCACCAGTTGCGGCGGTCGTCATAACTAGTACGGCACAAATCAAAGTATGCCTCCAGTTCGTTTACTGTTTCATCGTATGCGTTGCGTAAAGCAGCAATGTCTGGAGATGCGTCAACGTAAGTCAACGCCTCGAAAGTAGATTTATTTTGCATTTAGTTTTTTTCTAACAGATTTAGCCATCTCGTAGATGTAACCTTTGTGAACACCAATTCTATCACATAATTCCTGTGGTCGCATTGGTTGGTCTAATTGATGCTTTGCGTAGCGGTTCAAGTACTCCCAGGCAGCCAGTCGGTCTACCTGCTCTTCGATCCATTCTGGATCGAGCGTAATGTCTTCTTCGGGTAGATTCATTTTACATAGCGGTAAGATGTTCCTCTGTCATCAGTAATGGCCTCTACGTTTACGTTCTTACCTTCAGTAAAAAAGTTTTCTAGCTTGCGAGGGATGACCGCTGGTACCTTCTTCTTGATCTCCCTGATGTACACGTAGATGTAACTTCGGTTGGGTGCCTTGGAGTGCACTACTCCTCGGTAACGCTTAGGCGCAAGCTCTGGGATGTCTACGGCTTCCTCTAGTAAGTCCTGGCCCTCTTCGTTGATCCATCTGGCGTAGCCAGTACCAGTGACGGTATGCTCTGGTAGTTTGCTTTCTACTAGTTCAATAAGGTAGTCCAGCTCTACGCTGTGCTCCTTGGCAATTGTCTGTACTCGTTTCTTAGGCATATTAATATCCTCCTTGATTTGTTCTTGTTGTTTGCATTGAGGCATTAGACATAAAGTCTGGGCCTTCTCCGCTGTTTGACATTCGCAAATATCGGATAACGTCAAAGAAATCCTTTAGTGGCTCGTCGGCCTTGCCTTGCGAGTTGTAGTTAATAAGGCTGTCGATGAGGTTACCG